GCACCGGTAAAGGAGCCAAACTTACCTGATAACTCATTGTATGCCTTGGCTTGTTCGGCAATGGATTCGTCTTGAGTCTTGCCATCAACTACATACTTACCTTGTAGCCATTCGGGCGCTGTGCTTGGCTCTGTTACTGTTTCGGTAACTGCCTCACTAGTTGTTTCGGTTACTGCTTCGGTTGTTGTTTCTTCTGTTACAGGCGCGTTATCTGCGGTATCTGACATTTTATAGCTCCACGTTTTTAATAGTTAAATAAATTCTACGGATAAACTCTTTTCTACCTTCTTCAATGCCTACTTGCATTTGGGTTGAATTAGGTGTGACGGTTGGCGTAAGGATTAAAGCCTCTTTCCATATAGACAATAATTCTGCACCGTCTTTATTCTGCTTAAACACTCGGTGTATTAAGTTATCAAGCTTTGATTGCATCTCGATGTTGATAGACTTCTGTTTAGCTACTAACTCAGGGTCTTGTACCTTGAATAAGTTATCAAACTGGTTGGGTTGGTCCACTTGGTTGGCCTCCTTGTGCTAGTTGGGTTTCTGCTGCTTCAGTTACTTGCTTGGTTACTTGCTCGGTTTCTGCTTCACTGCGCACTAAGTCAAGGTCAACACCTAACATTTCAGCAAAGGCTAGTGGTATGTCTTCAACCTTAACCTTTAATGCCATGACTTCAGGTGGTACAAAGTTAGCTAATGTGCCTAACCAAGTCTGAGTATTTTGAAAGTTTTCCATATCTTCAGCTTTAGCAAGAGGTGATACCATCTTAATACTAGCATCTCTACCGTTTACTTTAATGTCGGGTATCTTGCCACGCTCACTTAGTATGTCGATAGATGCAGCAATGATAGGCTCAATCATTTCAGTCTTCAGTCGGCCAATACTAGCGCCTGACTGCTTAAGAAACTCTTGATTACGGATAACGTTTTCAGTAGCACTACGAACAGGGTCGGTAATCTCTCCTAGTGGTGAACTAAAGAAAGCTTTACGGATATTGTTTTGATACTGCTCAAGTAAGTTATCAGCTATTCCAATGTTTCCGGAAGGTGTTAATGCTTTGATAGATGGGTTTGCATTGTCGTTACTGTTTACAGGTATGATACTACCAGGCGCAATAGACGCTGTATTAGGGTTAAATATACCATCACTAACGCCAGTGTAAACACCTGACATCTGCAATGCTGCATTACCAAGTATGATTTCAACTATCTTGTTAGCTGTTCTTATATCGGGTAGTTTCTTAATGCCTGGCCCACGACCATAACCTTCACCTGGCGTTAATGACCAACGGAACGGTATCATGCGTCTAGTATTGAATGACTGCGTGAAGATTAGTTGCTTCTTCCATATTACTATTTGATCATACTTCTTTGACTTGGTATTAAACAAGTGGCCGTTAATGATATCGACTTCAGTATTAGGCGCGTCATCAATAAGCTTTTGCAGTTCATGCGGTATAGTTGCTTTAGGCCATGTAATAGGAATATTGACAGCTTCAACCTTCTGTTTACGCCATGAATTCTTAATAGGGCCGCGCGCTGGTTTCTCAACATACAACTCTGCTAGTGGGATATTGGTGAATATTAAGGCGCTTGACTCGTTAAAGTCGTTTTCCTCTACCAGTATACAACCTGTGCCGATACCTAAATCAAGCAATGATGGTGTAATCTCAGTATCAAAGTTTGAGTGATTCAAGTTAGCAAAGAATGTGTCAGTAGTTTCAATGAGCTTCTTTTCAACCGCTTCCTTTTCATCCTTGGGAACGTCATCACCGGCAGTTAACTTCATCCAATGCTGCCAACTAGGAATTAATGAACCTTGAATGCGTGATGCAAACTGCTCAATGCCTTCTTCAGCTGTTGAGTCAAACACAAAATGATTCTTGCGCTGACCTTCAGTGTGAATGGTAAAAGTCTCACGTTGAGGTGTGCAGTAATCCATGGCTTCTTGATGAAGTGAGCGCCATATATTGTAACGTGCTTCAACTTTAGAGAATCGCTTTAGTAAGTCGGTAACTGTGCCTAATCCATTTGGTACGTGCATTATCCACCACCCAGGGTAGTAACACCCGTTTCGCTTGTGCTAATTAATGAACGTCTACCAGCACGACCAGACTTAGCAAACGCTTGCTTAGATTTAATCTCGCTCTGTACTTCTTGTAGCCTTAAGTCTTCTTGTTGGCGCTGACGCTCAATGAGTAAGCTTTGCTTCTCTTGAGTTTTTAAAGCGGCTGTTCGTCCGGTTCTAAATATATTACCCGGGTCTATGTTTGCTGCTGACTTAATAGAGTCTTTAGGGTTTAGTGTTGGTTTCACCAGACCTTTTATATTCTCTTTTAGTGCGTCTTTATCGAAGCTCATTTTTTAAATACCTACATAGTTGATTAGGTGTGATAATGAATCTTTTGTTAATGCCTAACAATCTCTTAATGACTGAAACACATGTAAACACACCAAAAAATACATTGTTTGTTATTTCCTCTATTTTAACATGATGCTGGATAACTTCAACATCCTCTCCCCAGTAGCTTTGTGGTGTTGGGAAGTCTTCAGCAAATAGCATGGTAACTGTTATGTTGAACCATGACGGATTGATAACAATCCAATAACTATCGCCTGGTGATTTAGCCATAGCAAAGCAATGTTGGTGGCCTGGTATCCTACTTAACAGCCAATGATGCTTATTAGTCTTGCTAAATACTATGTTCCAGCCTTGATGGTTGTCTAGCATTAGCCGAATACACTGAATGATTTAGCCTGAACTGTTTGGTTAGACTGTGATTGTGCCTTGATTAATCTTTCCGCTTCAAGACAAAGAGCGCCAAAAGCATCAGCAGCATGTGAACTCCAATCGTGGTCTGGTCCTAATCCTATACCTCTATGGTCATCTTTCTTTTCGTGATACCAGCCAAGCGCATCAATACCGGCAGAACATTTAACTTTATCCATCCATACACGAGGAAACATACGCCTAACACCTTCGACACGTTGATTAGCAGCACCAGCACCAGCGTTCTTCATTATGCGAACAATAAAGCCAGCCTGTTTAAGTGCTGATTCATAGGTGACTCTGAATACATTGTCATGCTTAACACCATCATGTGGTAAGTACATCATAGCTTTTTCATAATCATTAGACCGTAACCAGCCTACATGTTCAGATAACTCTTGGCCTTGTGCCTCATAGTAGTCTAAGACTCTAATCTCTTGGCCTATAAACTGACATATCCAAATACTAGCAGCATCAGCCTTGGCCCCGGTCCCTCCAATATCCCAAAAGGCATACACTGTCATTAATGGGTCACGTGCAACAAAGGATATTCTTCCATCAAGTCTAGCTTTTGTTATCACCTTGGCAAAATATGCTCCATCCTGTGCAGTTATGTAACCTCCTTCCCAAACGTGCTCGTAACTGTCGGGAAAGTTTTGCTGATCGTCTAATCTTTCTGCGTTGAGCACATCGGGAAACCATGGGTTCTCACTCCAATTAGCTTTAATTACTATGTTAGATGATGGTAGGTTCTCGCCTCTAAGTAACACATCGATAGCGTCAACCTTTCTTGATGGGTTCCAACTAAACCATAACTCTGAGCCTGGCTTGCGTATTGTTGGACGTAATAACTGTAGTGAACGCTTAGACATTGTTTGTGCTTCTTCAAACCATGCCCGGTCGAAGCCTTCTAATGATTTAATTGATTCGTTGTTGTGGTCTGCCATGCCCATAAAGATAATAACCCCGTTGCCAGGTGTTTCTATTCTGTCTTTAAGAATGCGAAAGCCTTGTTTCTGCAAGCCGTATTCCTCGATCTTATCTTCAATGAGTCGCTTAGCTGATTCACTTAATGTCTTTTGTACTTCACGCAAGCATACTGAGCGAAAGCCTGGGTACATTAAATGCTCCTCAACCATTAAGTCACCGAAGAATTGAGACTTACCAGAACCACGACCACCCCAAACACCTTTGTAACGTGATGGCTGAAGTAGTGGTAAGAATGCTGCGGCTGTCTTTATTTCTAATATACTCATTTATTCATTTGCTCTTTGCTGTAGTCTGTATCGTCAGTATGCCTATTAATGAAGTCTTCTATATGGATTCTGGCTAATTTCCTGCTATTGCTGTGGTCTTCGATGTAAGCATAAAAAACCCAAGGGTGTTCGTTGTGTTCATATTCACCAACAACAGCCACACGACCACTATCATCTTTTCCGCTAATCCAATTTATATCAACCATGATATCTTTACCCACCGGTGAGGACTTGACACTAAGTGTCTGATTTAACTTCAACTATTTTTCTGCTGATTTGGGTAACTTTAACCTCTCCACCTAACTCAACCTTGTCAGTGAATAACTTTAAATGTCTACCCATTAACTCATAGCCCTTGTAAGCCGCTTTAGCGTCATCTGTTTTGATTAGCTGGTCGGTTAGTTCTTCTATTCCTTTAAGCACCCATTCGGCGTCTACACCCACCTTCTTTGAACGTTTGGCCATTAACTCTTGTATACATACGGCTATATTAGGTTTAATAAGGTTTTCACACCCTATTACTACAGCAGTCTTTTCACTGTATCCTGCACGTATTGCTGCTTGTGTAGCGTTAAGGTCAATGAGGTATTCACGACAGAACATTTCTTGTTTAGCGGTTAGCTTAGCCATGATGTGCCGCCTATGTATGCAAAGATAAAGTAGGCGGATATTGATAGGTAGAATAGTGCGGTGTTTATTTTATGTTTCATTATCGGTATCCTTTCGGGCGATGGGTTTAGTTTATTTATACTGCCTGGTCATGTCTTTACGGTTGGGCTGCCATACTTCAATATTGAATTCACGCAGTGTATTGCCTTGTCCTGTCATTACTGCAATCTTAGATAGAGCGGCTTGTAGGTTTAACACTACATCTTGCAAGCGTTCTAATTCACTCGGGCCTTTAGGTTTACGTGTTTGCTTTGGCTTGATTACTTCGTTAGTTGAGTCTGGTTGGGTTTCCATTACGGTCTTCCTTACGTTTAATTTCAGCGATTGATACCTTTTCAAATATCAATTTAGCCGGGCCTTTCTTAATTGCTGCGTCTATTATATAACTTCTGACGTTTAAAAACGAGTCCATTCCTAACTGGCTCTTATGGAAAGCTTCTGCTAATTCCATTAATGAGCCTGTACCGTTAGTTATATCGTCTTCTGCTAGCAGTTCAATAGCTTCAGTTATTAAGTCGTCTATGTAGTTAGTTGACTTGTGCTTTAGCTTCACGGTTGTATTTTACTAATACTTATTGTCCCACCAACAGACTTTAGCTCTGTTTCAGGTATTTCAACTAAATTATCATCACCTGCGCCAAATGCTCCACCAATCAAATCAACGAATGTGCCATTAGGCTTCCATTGAAGTTGGGTTGCTGTAGCTGCGGATAATGAAAATAGCCCTGGACCGAACGCCCTTGACTCTCCGTTTTCTAATGTGTGACTCATATCTTTCCCCTTATTTATGTACCGCTAGTATATCACGGCAGTTAATTACAAAACTCACTATTGTACTTTTGCCCTTTGTGCCAGTTGCCATACATGAAGTGTAGTATCTCATGGAGTAAGCAAGCATTGCCGTATCCCTTCTTTAATACCATAACACAGTCGTTGCCTACACATTTATAGTGACCAAATGGACGTGCCTTGCCGAATGTAGGAACGTCCTCATATATTATCTTGGCACTGAACTCTGTCCGCTTTAGCTTATCTAGACTGAAACGGTCATCGTATGTTAAAGACGTACAACCTGAAAGTAATAGCGCTATTAGTAGAAGGCGCATTATGCAATCTCAATGGCTTTCTTAACAGATACGTTATCAACTGAAATAGACCCGTCAACTGTTCCATCTGTTATCATCCTTACATTGTTACCAACAGCAACAAATAACTCTTTGTTACTACCTATTGTGTTGCTGTTCATTGCTTGACTGCCCCATGCACCACTTCCAGACCACACTCCACCATTAGCTGCGTTAACAATATCCCAAGATACTTGGTATGTTGAGCCAGTGCTTATATCTGCTGTCTGTTGGATTATTGCGCTCTGCACGGGATCAAAGTTACCCAATCCGCCTGATATATTAGATAAGGATAAACTCCAGTCACTAGGTGTATTAAAGTCACCACCTGTAACTAGCTCCTGACCTATCCACCCTTCACTTGTAAGAGTGAATAACTCTATGTCTGCATCTACTACGTTAATGCGAGTAATAGCGTTAGTGATAGATTTAATGGTTATACCGCTAAATATCAATGTCTCTCCGGTTGTGCCGTTATTAGGGCCGCATCGGAAGAAAGAAGTAGAATCATCAGCAGTAAAGGGAATACTATAAAACCCAGTTGAGCTTGTATTTGATGCTGTACCAAGGGAAATTGAGCCGACACTTGAGCCCACACCAAAGGTGAAGTTAGAGACTGAAGTTCCGCCAACAACTGAGCAGGATATAATATAATTCTTCCCTGCCTCTGTTGCGAATGCGTTAGTGTTTAACGCATAATCAAACCCGCCAACACCATTGGTTACTGTGGTAATACCATCAACGGTATTAATTGTACCTCCACCCCCTGCGCTAAGTAGGCTGTCGAATAACTCTGCACCGAATACATTCTCTATTGGTAGCTCTGTGTCATTACCTGGACCGTGGTTTAGTGTGTATGTTTGTGAGTCGCTTATTAGTTGCTTAACGGATACATCACTAAACACACAAGAGTTAGTGCTTCTTGAGAATAGGCTGATAGTTGAGTTGAAATCAGCTAACACTGTAACTGTAACTACCCCATTACCTGCTATCAATGGAATTCCTTCTAGTATGGTATACCACCCGCCCGAGATGCTAACATTACCTGTTCCTAAGTAGTCACTAACAGTGTAAGTAAGAGTATAAACCCTACCTTGAATAACTTGCTGGCTTGCTATCAAGTAATCAGTAAATGCTGGGCCACCAATTGGTACTGATGTAATGGGCTGAGCTACATCTACCAACTCCGGCCCTAACACTGTGCTAGGTGTTAATACAGTAGGTGATAGGTCAGTGAACTTAGGGTTAGCTATGATACCATCAAAGAAATTGCCGCCAACATCTTTACCGACAAATCCAATGTCAAACGTTGATGATAATGCTCCTGCAGCTTCACTTACTCCATCAATGAAAATCTCTGCAACACCTGAAACCCTTCTTATTCTTATTGTGTGTAATTTACCATCGTTAACTGTGGCGGTCGTGGCAACTGAGCCTACACCGTCAGCTATTCTTACAGTACCATTAGCCAAGACTGTTATATCATCATTTGATAGGGATCCTGTAATGGTTTGGTTAGACGCTGCAACTGTTGATATTTCCGCGCTTACTTCAAAGTCACCCGTAAATGCTAAAGCACTTTGTAACTCATAGTTCCCATCTGTGCCGTTTAAGCTTGT